GACATTAACTGTCCAGCCATATCTGATAATGTTTTCCGGTCATCCACACGTCCCCAAACGTGCACTGTAGACGATAAACGACCTATCAAGTGTGATTTTGTGGATTGTGGCAAAACCATTGTTTCTCCCATTACAACGAATGGGTAAGCCGCGTCGCATGGTGGTAAGTATGTGTAAGTGTCATATCCCAACTTACGACTAATCCGATACATTTCATCATGAAGTAATTGATCAGGTTGTTTCATGTTTCGTCCCATTTCGCCATCTCTTCAACCATCTTGGGCACTACCTCTTCAAGGGCTGGTTTCATAAATGGCTGTGCCTCCATCTTACGAGTTCCTACCTCGAGATACCCTGAATAGCTAGTCAAGGCTTCGACAATTGCTTTATCACTTTGAACTTGCAGAGTAATACTTCTACGAGTAGCACCCGTTGAATAGCCTTTATTGAATTGTGCTCTTTTAACAGCTGCTTCTTTCAATTTTGAACCATGCTTCCTCAGAACCTTTGAACGTTTTTCAGGAGAAGCGTTTTTAAGAAGACTTTGAGCCATTTCATCCAATCCTTCAAATTCGATTGTAGCCATGTTATTTCATCACCTTGTTGGCATAGATGGCGTTTAGACCAGTTAGATAGCTTCTGACAGTAACAGGTTTGTATTTGCTACCGTTATATTCAATCGTGTCAACTCCATCTTTGATAGGGCTTCTAAACCTAACGACGATGCTATTGGCGTTTAACAGGTCTCCTAGTTTGGCTTGCAATTCAAGGCTAGCACCAGTTACATTGCATGGTACTGTCTTAGACCATTCCTTACCGCCGACCATACGTCCTAAGTCTGGGTCGTAGTGCTTTTGTGTCTTATCGATATATTTTAGCACTACGGTATCAGCGTATCTCATAGAAATAGCACCTCACCCTCTTTAGACTCTCCAGAAGTTCCATATAAACGCTGAAGCATATTGTCGTAAGGCTTAAATTCAGTTTCGTTATCGTAGTAAGACATTGAATGACCATCTACTGATTCAGATTTAGCACCTTCAGCACCTCGACGATTGAAACGTTTGATGACACAATCCTCGAAAATGAAAGCTAACTTGTCATCAATCTCTTCGACATCATACTCTGATTTAAAGTGGTTAACGACACGCTCTAGCAAAATTTTAAGCAAGGCATCATCATTAGTGTTAAGGTCAACCGAGACATTCTTAATAACTCTATCTTTATCTAACGCCATCACGCCATACCTCACTATTCAGTGGTTTTCTTAGCTCTAGTTTTTTTCTTTGGTTGGTCGTCTTGTACGTACCCTAGCCCGATGAGTTCTTCAGTACGTTCACCATCGTACACATCACCAGCAAAGTATACTTTGCCATTTGTTTTATCTTTGAACGCTTTTAGTACAACATTCATATCAGTACCTCTTAAACCCCAGGAATTACAGTAAGCATGTAAACATCGTCCAAACGTTCGAATGATGGTAATGCTACCATAGATACTTTAGTTTGAACATTAACAGGGTCAGTGGTTTTAGTAGTTGTTACTGCAATACCGCTGTCAACGATTTCAACGTCAGCATTAACAGTGTTATCAGCGAATAAGTCTGATTCTTCTGGAGTTGTACCAAAAACAGTGTTTCCAAGCGGTCCGTCAGGGATAAGAGTCAAGTGGCCGTCAGGGAAGAATTTAGAAACTTCACCTTTTTCGTTTCGGTAAGTACCATTTTCAAGAACAATTTCCACACCAAAATTATCAGCTACATAATTCTGAAGTTCAGCTTTAGTAACTGATGACCCATCGCCTGCCAATGGTTTAATAGCTTTAACTGTAGATGCAGCCTTGCGAATAAGACCGAATGTTTTAGCATTCATAATTGCACGTTCTGGGTTAAGACCAAGTTCACGCGCTGTTTCGATAGCATCTTCCAAATCTGCAAGAGGTGTAGCACCAGGTTCTGCCCAGCTCTTAGATACTTGTTTCTTATGGTCTGGTTTAACACCATAATCGATATCTTTGTTAACTCCATCGCTCGTAAATGCAATTTTACCTGTGGCAAGCACTTGCATACGCATAGCTTCAAGACGAGCACGCGCACCATTGACAAGTGTCAAGTTGTCATTGAAAATACCCGCTACGATTGTGTTAACTAAAGCTTCGTTGCCAGTGTCTTTTACAAGGTTGAGTTGTTGACGGTCATTCTCCTTGACAAGCATAGCCTCTTTAAAGAACGGCATCTGTTCATCGTGTATTTCAGCACTAACACGGTCACGAATGGTCACATTCGTATCAAATGCAGCAGCTTTTAAAGCAACAGATTGACCAGAAGCACCTTTAATGTAAGACAATTTAGTCCCAAGTTGTTTGCGTGCAGGGAAGATAGACTCACCCAAAGTAGAGTCAACATTTTCTTGCAATGTGTTGAAATAACCAGCAATATTAGATGCTGTTACTTTATCGTAAATAAGTCCCATGTTTTAATGTTCCTCCTCTTATTTCTTAGAGATAAATTTAACGAGTGGCAAAGCTTTAGTAACTGTGCTGTCCACAGAACCACCATTCACCTTGTCTTTGTAAACTTCACCAGCATAGAGCACTGATACAGTGTTATCGATTGTCAAATCTACATCATATAGAACGATTCCTTCAGGTGCAGTTTTGTTTTCCACGACAGTTTTTGTGCGGTCGTCAAAAATCGAGCCGCCATTACCTGCTACGAGGGTACCTGCTTTGATATATTTTTTACCATCTACGGTTACACCTGGAAATGATTTGTCTACAGTCGCTGACACTGCTTTATAAGGCAATGAGCGGACAATGTTTGATGTGTCGAAAATTGTTTGTGTTGGCATTTAAAATTTCCTTTCTGCTTTAGATAAAACGAGCAGTCGTTACGTTCGTAGATTTAGCAAGTTTAGCTCCGAAGTTATCTGTCTGAGTGCCACCAAAACTTGCTGCATTTGGTGTATTTTGACGGATAGTAGCTTTGACTTTCTCAGCTACTGCGTCATTGAATACTTTTTCAAAAGTACCAACCAATTTAAGAGCTTCAGAGGCATTCTCAGCATGACTAAACATTGCAGCTAGTTCAACTGGTAGCCCTTTCGAAACGAGGTCTTCTTTGACTGCCATATTGAGTTTTTCAAACTCAAATTGTGCTACTTGTTTTTCGAATTCTGCTTTTTGGTCTTCAAATTCCTTGCTAGCCCGCTCAGCAGCAGATAATTTTGAATAGTCTTGTTCTTTTTTTAAAGCTTTGGCGATAGCTTCGTTTACTCGTTTTTCTTCGCCCTTTTTGTGATTATTCAAAGCAGTTTGGACTGCCTTGTTAACAATGCTATCCAGTTCTGACTGTGATTGCGGCGCTTGGAAGTCGCTCGGTTGATTGTTATCAACGTCTTGGCTTACTTCTACATCTTCGACCGTTTCGACTGTTGTGTTATCTGTTTCCATTTTGTTCTCCTATCTAGTCTCATATGTAAAACACCTTCTAAGCCACGATATGGTTAGCTACTCCTTATCTAGTCTTGTCTAGTGTATTCACTTACGAGCCACGCTAGTATTATTTATTTAGGGCTTAAAATAGCCCTATGCACCATTAGAGGCTCGCCCTCTACGGTTTCTTAACAAACATGGTGCACTCACTATTCAACCTCAACGACTGCACATCGGCAGTATGGGTGAATGGGTGGAGCATTCGTTCCGATTTCCATGTCAGCAATTTTGACAGGCTTCTTTTCCGTCTCCTTGCCAATATCCTTGCAAATGTCACACGCTCGACTTTCAGGCATGAGTTTGAAATGCTTAAAGCCATTCTCTTTCATGATGCTCTCCTGAGCTAACGTTTGCACTCTTGCGTGTTCTGTAATTGCCAACCGTTCAGCTTCTGTACGAGATGCATCCATATGTTTTCTGATACGTCTTGCAATCGTCAAACCGTTTTCCCCTCGAATGAGAGCTCTTGTTACTTCGGTCTTTACAACTTTTCGTAACTGTTCTTGCCTCTTCCAGATACGCTCTGACCATTTAGCACCTTCAAAGTTAGCATTGACAGCTGTTGTCATATACTTTTCAAGAGTTTTACCACTCGGTACTGTCTGGCCAAGTAAGCTCTCTCTTGCAACTTCACTCTTGTAACCATTCTTAAGATAATCATCGGTCAATTGTCGTTCGCTCTCAGATAGAGCTAATAGTTCGAGCTCTAATTCTTGAATGAGCAGTTCTTGACGACCAACCGACATAGAAAAGTTATAGTCTCGAAGCTCTCTGTTTGCCTTTGGACTAAAATCTTTATCAGCTACATACTGTTTAGCCTTTGTTTCAAAAGCCTTGACATCAAAGCTGTCAGCTTTTCGTTTAGCATCACTAACGCTTAAGCCATTTTTGTTAGCATATTTTTGGATAAAAGCATCAAGTTCTTTTCGGAGCTGTGAGAGTTGCAAATTATATAGTGCTTCAAGTTCTTTCTTAAACTCAGCTTCGCCCTTTTTTATGCTCGCTTCTCTCTCGCGTAAAGTACGCTTCGTCCAGTACGTCATTCATAAACCCTCTCAAAATCGTCTGTATGCGTTTCTTTCACCTCATCTGTATATTTGCCTACGTGTTCATTAAAGTCGTTAGAATACCCCTTAAAATCGATTTCAGACGCTTCTTTATTTATTTTGTCCAATTCTTCATTAGGACTTTCTACCAATCCTGAAAGACTAAGTGCAGTTTCTTGCGATACTTGACCACCCAAGCCTGTCAAAATAGATACTTGCTCATCTAACGATTTTGGAAGATTTGGTGTGAATGTGATTTTCAATAGACTTTCATCAAAATTTTTAAACTCGTTAACCAAAGAACCAATACGGGCAGCAAGACGATAGCGACGTTTCAACCCTTGAGTGAATTGCGATTGTGTGTCAACTCTGTCTTGGTCTAGACCGAATAACTTATATTTCAACGCCTCACCAGACGTGTTACCGCTGAAATTTGTATCAGACATATCTGGAGTGTTAGTAAATATATGAATATCTCTGTTTAACCGTGTCTTATATGCTTCTGCACCAGACACATCGTAAGACTTCGTGAGGTATTCGGCTTTGACCGTGCCCTCTTTGCCGTCTGGTGATTTAGGAGGTTTAAGCTGCATGAGGCGCGTGCGTTTCATGTCGCTAGCTTGCATACCTTTAGGCAAGGCAAGGTCTCCATAAATGGCAAGTATAGCGTCTGCCATATCGCTCATGTGGTTTGCTGTATCAGACTCTGCACTGTCGTATAAATCAATCAGGTAAAGCTCAGTCTCATAATCACCAATCCCATCAACATTATTTAAGTATTCCGTAATTGGTACTGTACCGAATGCATGAGTTGAAACTGAAATTTCATTAAAGTCATCTGATGCATCAAGTGTATAGATGTGTTCGTTAGTGTAAATTTCAACTACATCTTTTGCACTTTGGAGCGTACCTCGATTGTAGTATCTGACAGCTGCGATTGAATTATCTTCTAATGAATTGTCATAAATCACAAATGTTTCTAACGGACTTAATCGCTTAATGCGTGTTTCGTCATACTCGCTACGATAGATAACTTCATAAGCTCTACCAGTTTGAGACAAGTCTCTGATAAGCGTTCTATTAAGTGAATCTAAATCATTAATTCGACCTATTCGTTTAATAGCATCGTCGTTTTGTGAGTTATCATCATTATCGTCATATTCGACACGGATGGGATTTCCAGCTAAATATCCTGTTTTAAATTTGCTAATCATACGACCGTAGTTATGAACAGCTCGTTTATCTGCCATTTCGTTATCTTTACGTCTTCCAGACTTAAGAACGTCGTGGTTTTCGCCTCGAGCATAATCCATGAGTTCTTGAATTCGTGGAACTTGTCTCATTTTGTGGTGATTGATGAAATTTTTCAGCAACTCCCAATTATTTTCAACCAGTTCCTCTAAGCTATCAGCTCGATAGCGAATGCGGGACTCTCGATGGAATCGCAAGTTTAAAACCCGTTCCTGACCAGTGCTGTCCGTAAATAGTGTCTGTTCCATCATTCCTCCTACCTAAACATACTAAGCAAGTCATCATAGCTTGCTCGCTCTGTAGTACCGATGAGATAATCAGAATATATAGCGTATCTCACACTATCCAGCACGTCATCAAATTCTTTTAACGGCTCATCCTTCGTGCTGTTCTCTTTCCATCGGTACTGATAGATCTCGTCGAAAAAGCGAGGTACAAATCCTCGCTTAACATATAATTTTTCTTCTTTAAATAATTTAGCGATAAGTTCTATGCCAGCAATTACTGACTTGTTAGCGTTACTAATATCAAAGCCTTCATTTTCAAATCTTGCTACGTGCTCAGGGCGGGCACTATCAGCATATAACGGAATGTTCCCATAGATGCCAGTCAGTTTCCTTGCTTGTTCTACCCACCAATCTATCTCTTTGAATTGCGCTGCTACGCCATCGACAAGATAGAAGTTGCCATCTACACCTTCACCAACTACCACGATAGAGCCGTAGTGAGTATAACCCCAGTCAATGCCACCAAAATATCGTTTCATATCTGGCAATTCATCAACTACGTGTATCTTGCTGTCATAATCAGCGTAGATAGCGCCTTCAGCCACTGTCCAAAGCCCATTGATATCTCTATCGTAGAATTTGCCCTTGGGCGTAGCTGCTTTGATAGAGTCTATATAGCGTTTTGATAAGAAAGTATTGTCATCAAGCTTGAAGCTGAAATCTATAATCTTTCCGTCATTTTTGCCAATATAATCTCGATTAAGCCAGTGATTGGGATTATCTGGGTTACTATCCCAAACCACACGAGCACCTTCACCAGAACAGCGTGAGATGATTTCTTTGAAAACAAACTCGTTAGCAAGTGATGCCTCATTAACATAAGCGCCGAACGCTGTAAAACCGCGGGCACGTTTAAGACCACTAATTGAACCAGTGTAAACTTGGACAACTTTAACTCCACAAAAAACAAAAGAGCCATGTTTGTCATATCTAGGCTCAAATCCGTATTTATTATAAAGTTCTTGCAGCACGTTGTTCTGTATCGACGTTGAAGATGTACCCGCTAAGATATAGATAGGTTCATCTACACCTAAACAGTCAGCAATCTTCCTGACACGGCTTAACTCAGTTACGAAAGTGTCGTTATTAACTACAGTCTTACCAGCACGTTTAGCGCCATGAAGCCCACAGATAAACCAATCATGATTCCAGATGTAATTAAGCACTTCTAACTGTCGCTTGGTATAGAGTTTACTCAAGTCCATCGCTAACAGCTCCTTTGATGAGGTTTAGGAAACCAGCGATTTTCTCATCTTGACCTTCATCGCCACCGATTTGAGATTTGAGCTTATCAATCTCAAGTTGCATTTTCTCAGCTTGCTTATCCGTTGGATAGCGTTTCATAAGCTCACTACCTGCCTTGATGACTTCTGAGATGGACGGAGGCTTCTTTGTTTTGACAAACTGACCAGTAGCGGCATTTAGCTCCACGACTTCTTCCGTCAGTTCTTGCCTCAATATCGAAGTGAAAACTTGCATGACTTCATCTTGTTTTGCAATTTTTTTCTTTTCAAGCTCTTTCATACGCTCGTCGATATAAGATTGAATACCAACATTTGCCAACAATTCGTGGCCTCTTTTCTTAGCGTATTTTTCTGAATATCCCGCCTTTACCGCTGCCTGTTGAGCCACGCCAGAGATCAAATACTCATCTGCAAATCGTTTTTGTCGTTCACTCAGCCCAATATGTCCACCCCCCTTCATTTCATAATCAAAAAAAGACAACTCAAACGAGTCGTCTCTGTTTTTTTTCTTCGATAATATAATAATACCACTTTAAACGCTCGTAAGATACCGTATTTTATCCGTCAAAATACCATTATTTCAGCGTTCTACGACTAATTGACCATCTCTATACAGTTCTGCAAATGCTAGGATAGAATGATTTAGCAATTCTTGAAATGCTGTTCTCTCAAAACCAATAGACTGTGCTATTTTCCAATTCGGCTGAGGCGGATAAGCTAGATATTTCTCTATCAGTATTCTGCGATAGTCTGGACGATATAGCCCATTAACCGCTCGTTCTATGGCTTCTAGCTCATTCAATGCATCGACACGTCTTACTGCGATATTTTCAACAGGTTTGTTCACTCCGCCACCCCTTGGCATGAATGTAAATTCCTGTGTTATTTTTTGCTCAGCGCTATCGTGTGCAATCTCTCGCCAACGCGGATATTCTCGAAGTTTTCGCTTGCAACGTTTGATTGTTGCTTTTTCATCAATTTCCGGCAATAGCATTTTTCTGCCCTCTCTGGTATAATAGTAGTGTTGAGTTTCAAAGAGTGCCGGCCGTTGTGTCGGTCTTTTTTTTATTTACAACCACCTCCATCGAGTTAAATTCCAGTCTTGCTACCAGCAATGCAAGACTAGATCAAAAAAGTATGTATGGATTCCTCTTTTCTAAGTTTTATTATTTACTGGATTTTCTTGCATCGGTCTGTCAGCGATGCGGTGTCGAAAAAAAGTTACCTAGTCACGACAGACTAACAGCGAGCGAGGGAGTCGAACCCTCGAACGCTACAAGAATAAAGAATTCGAAAAGACAGTTACGCTGTTATCACCTCCCTTTCAAAGCTACCAGTCTCACTTTGATTATGTTTTTAATTGAAAGAAAATAGGCTTCCTCCTAAATTTAAATTGACTGGGATTAATGACTTATAGTGGACTCGAACCACTATAAGCCCATTGAAATCGCTTTGAATAGCGTCCGTTTAACACTTTCCTTATTAAGCCCTATATCACCTTTAGTGCGATATTCTAAATAAATTCGATCAACTTCACTATCTAGGCTTTCCGGCCATTCATACTTATTAAATACATATTTAGCTATTTTGCCAAATAGCTCTCTAGATAGAAGACCTTCAAGTTGGATTACCTTGCGAGGTGTCATTATCCCAATCTCTGTATAGAGTGTATTTATCGCTGTCCGTATGCTATTGGCTTTTTGATATTTGCATCCTTTAACATCCATGATGTAAGCGGTGAAGCTGTTTGGGTATTTAGCTTTTAATGATTTGATTTCCTCGCAATACTGTTTAAAGAGTTCCTCAGGCAGTCCAGCATTTCTCTTGTCGGTATCTGGCCGACACTTTACGGAGCTACTAAAACAGTGTTTTGACAGATAGTTCTCTAAGTCGTTTGCGAGTCCGTCCGTGATATACTCACGCATATCGTCTAATGTCGCGGGTGATAACTTAGAACGCTCCTTAACTACTTTGTCAAATCTTTGTGCGTATTTTCTAGCATGAAAGCGGTCACACTTCTTTGTTTGCATCACGTACTTTGTTAATGTTCTACGATGTTGTTCTTTCAATGCGTTAAATTCAAGCGTTAGCCGTTGATGTAACTCTTTAGTCAGTCCTGCGTATTTGTACTTCCCGCTCATGAATCCTACGCCCCCACCACTGGAAAATGAATGTCACCAATGACTAGAGAACCTACGCTGTAGTAAAAGCCACCATTTCCATCATTAGCCTCACACTCTGCCAAAGCTATTGGATTTTGATTGTGGTAAATAGTTACCGTATTCTTACTTTCTGTTTCTCCCGACCAATCATCTTCCTTTACTACCTGTTCACCAACTTCAATGTCAGTTATAATAGCGTCTAGCTTGACATCTTTGAATTCACCTCCAGCATAGGCACAGCAATCATTTTCTGACATCTCAATAGTTACCTTTGTACCATCTTCAAGTTCTAGGTGGTCTTTATCCCACTTAACTATACGCTTATAGAGTAGTAACTCTTTTAGTTCTTCCAATGAGCCATACCTAGCGTTTTCAAAATAATCCGAATCTGGCTTAAAGCAGTTTTGTAGTTTAATAGTTTCTGTCATCTTAATTACCTCTACCTTTCAAATAACTTGTAATATCATCGCCAACCTGTACGTTGTCATACTGTTCCTTGGTCACTAGAAACTTACCATACGCTCCACAATCGATTGTGTAGAGCTTCCCTATCATCTGCTTACCTGTGATTTTCCCATGCAATACAGCAGCGTTATCAACCTTATGTACCACGATAGCTTCCACAGGGCTATTGGTAATTCTTATGATGGTAGTCACGTTGATTACTATTGAAATTAGTAGTAGAGATGTTAAAACCCTTAGCTGACTATCTCGTTTATAAGTCACTTTCTTTAACGAACGTTCCATTTACTATCTTCCCTTTACGATTTTTAATCTCCTCGTATGCAATATTTAAACACTCAGTTACATCTAGGTCTAATTGATGTGCCAATACGATAATCGTTACTAATGTGTCTCCAATTGCGTCTTTAAGTGCCATTTGTGGGTCTGTGAATTTAGTCGGTTTCAAGAGTACATCCCTAATTTCACCGACTTCTTCCGTGACACGCATCCACTGAATCTTAGGGTCAGCTTGCTTTAAGTTGCGTTCGTCTGCCCACTCGTTAATCTTGGCAATTAGGTCAGTTAATGTATTATCTGTATCATAACCTAGCAAGTATGGGATTGATACGTTGAAGTATTCAGCTAACTTCTTAGCGTTACTTCCTTTGATTTCATGGGTGCCATGTTCCCAATTAAGAATGGTTAATTTTGTAACCCCAATTTTTTCGGCTAACTCAACTCTTGTAATTTTCCGTAATTCTCTTAATTCTTTAAGTCTATTCATTTATTCAACCTCTTCCACTTCAATTCCCTCACAGTCGAATACCCATCCAAAACCGTTGGATTCAAGTTCTTTGCGAGTGTGGATTCTTCTGTCGGTGTATATGTTATTGTAAAAACGGTATCCACTACTATTTGTTTTAACTAAATAATCTTCGTATCCTTCTTGGTTTTTTAGTTTAACCGTGTATCTAGGCTCTTTCTCAACTGTCACGGCGTCACGACCATTTACAATTAATGTAACAAGTGCTAATGCATTTAATTCTGATTGCCTTTTGTTTTTACAGTTTAACCATTTGTAAATCTCATCAGGTTGGCTGTTGCAATCAAACCATTCATCAAAATCGTAATCGTATTCTCTTGAATCATCTACCCAATTAGCAACATATTGCGGCACTAATGGTTTTAGAGATGTTGGGTCTATTATGACTGTTTCATATTTTGGATTAGCATCAATTGTCCTAGTAAGTGTATTAATTACTAGATGAGTAGTATTTTCTATATCTCGCAAATTCTCAATATTTATTTCTTCGATAAACCCACAAATTGCAACTTGTTGACCTATTTTATATTTTTCAATATTCACTTATTCCACCTCAACCATTTCCACTTTGTATAATCTTGCGTTTCTGTATTTAACACCTCTGAGATGATGCAATCTATTGATCGCTTCATCTTTATTATCGAAAACTTCCACTTCATCTTCCATGTTGTCAAAATATACGATAACTTTAAATTTCATAACTCTACCATCTCTTTCATTTGCATAGTTCTATCATCTCTTTCAATAATCTCTCATCTGGTAACTGCTCAAGTGTCAGAATACGATTGAGCTTCTTTATGCTTATGCCTAGTTTATTACTGATTAAATCTATATCTTTGTGGTTCTGGGAAAACCACTTCGAAAACTCTTGTGTCTCCTCTAGCACGCTAGTATGGTCGTAATGGCCTGGTGCATAGATGCCAACTAGCCTATCTTTATATTTGCTTCTCATTTACTATATCCAAAGCTTCCTTAACACTTCTTGCCACTCCAACAAGTGCTCCTCGTTTTCTCATGGCATCCATAAACTTCTTTTGGTCGTCTCTCACACGACCTTTTTCATTTTTTACTTCGATGAAGAATATCTGTCCATCTGGTCTAAATCCAAACAAGTCGGAAAAGCCTTTTGGTGCTCCAGTTTCAAACCAACGTCCATCTGCCATTCTGACTTTACCAACGTTAATTCGAAATACCATATAGCCAGCTTTAGATAACTCTACTCGAATTTGATTTTGAATACTATGTTCAGAACTCACTTAAAATTTACCTTTCTTGTTTTAAGTATGGTAATAACATCAAACCCTAATAATATCAACGGTTTTGACTATTTTTTATGTCGAATATTACCATTACCGTTATAAGTTCACTCTATATATATTTTATTTATTTATTTATTTATTATTTCAATATATAAATAAAGTAATAAGGTAATATAATACTGTAAAACTGTATGGTTAAAGGGTTTGTGAGGGTTACCGTATGTCATTTTAAACGGTAATCTAAACGGTAACGGTATTTTTTTCATAACATACAGTCGTTGCATCACGTTCTTCATCAGACCAAGAGAATGTGTAGTAATGTTTCGGAACATCAACTGAAGGAATAAAATACCGTCCCGGTATAGCCCGTTTCTTAACCCATTCAGAAGGTACTGCTTTAGCCAATTGATTTTCAAACTTGCGTTTTGTCAATTTAGTAACGCCTTCTTCCTTGCACCATTCTTGATACAACCACCACAAAAACCTTGATGGTAGTCGAGTGGATTCGAATTTATCGAACCATTCAACCACGAATGATTTAACGGTGTCGTTGCTTTCCTTGAAATCTTCCAAGGCTTCAAGAGATGCTTTTGGTTCATCAAATCGAGTGAATGACATTTCTAGTGCTTTCTTCAAAACATACTCTAGAACTTCCTTGCGGTTAATGTAGTCATCTTTGATTGCCCAATTATCATCCTTTGAATTGAATGATTTTTTGAATGGTATGATTACAAAACGGCGGTATGTTCCGTTCGTTTTATTTTTAAAGCGTGGTAACTCATTCGTTGATTGAATGACCGTCTTCTTAAAGACTGCTGTATAAGGTTGTTTGTTCTTTTCTTCTACCAATACTGGCTCGCCAGTAACGACTGAATTAAAATTAGACGATTCATCTACATAGATGCCAGCTTGGACATCATCACCGATAATGACCGTTTTTCCTTCAATCATTGATAATGCAAAACGCTCTGAGAATTGGTTAATCTTCAGACTAGCGATATTCTTAATCCCGACAAGATTAGTAATGAGTTGTTGCACGGTTCCCTTACCATCATTACCCTCACCGACAAACCAGATTGATTTTCGGTAAGAGTAGTTCCCGTTGAGACTCGCAGAAATGACTTGCCATAGTAATTCTACAAGCTCACTGTCGCCACTCATGAGATCTAACAACCAACTATCGACATCCCAACCATCAATAACTGGTGATTCTGCGAATTGGTTGTAAGATGTAGCAATTGTTGAAAAAGCTACAAATTCGTGCGTAAATGGTTTTAAGATACGTTCTTTCTTATCGTAGATACCATTTTTAACAAGTATAAAACGGTTAGGTTCTTCAAATTCACCGACTGCAAAATTACAAGAAAAATCTTCTCGTTGGTTAACTCTGGTAGTCGATGCAAGCATGAATAGAACATTTTTAGCCTTTGTTTCATTAAAATTGGGTTCTAACAATCGAATGACACGATAAGCAAAACTAGGGTCTTTGTGGTAATAACCTTTATCTGGATCATAAATAGCGACACGATCATTAGGAAGATTGATAATGAAAAGAATTTCTTCCATTCCTTCCGCTACTGCTAATTCAGTTAGGCGGGTAGGAGGCTTATCTTTCTTTTCTTTCGTCCCATACTGTGTTTGTTTCCACGATGCGTCTTCTAACCACTTTTCTCGATAGTTTTTACACGCCAGACGGATCTCTCGCCAACTATTTGGTTTTTTTAATAATATAGGATATTCAACAGTTTTTTCTTTGTATTCTTCATTAATCTGTTGAATGTGTGGTGGTATTTCCATGTTTAGTATCTAACTCCTTTCTAACTATGCTTTCAAAAGTTCTGTCAAGCTCACTTTGTGGCAAACTTTCTGGAGTGTAATGGTTTGCAATTTTAGCTAATAAGTAGACTGCATCTATATCTACTTTACGAGTAAGAAGCCCACCGATAAAGCTAGCCAGTGCATTGTTCCGTCCACCTTTGTCGCCAAGTCCAAAAACGATTTGCTCGAATAATTTAGCTGTTTTACTCGAAAATTCGTTTCGTTGGTAGTTTGTCGAAAAAACTAAAGGTTCATGCTTCTGCTCTGATTTTAGAATGTCAATTATTTCTTTAGGAGCTTCAGCAATCGTATCAGTGTCCTTATTCCAAGAATATCTTCCTTTTGAGCTATTGCTTGGTGCTACTAGAATGTAATTGTTATTATTAGCCTTAATATCAATGCCAGGTTTAACTCGAATATCTTGGCTAATGTTAACGCCTTTTGGTTTTTTTAAGAAGATATGTCTTCCACCAGAAGGCGTTTTAGCCGTTAATGTTTTCGGAATGTATTTAGACAACTCCCAATCTTCTAGAGATTGGAAGCCATCTTCACTTTCTGAAACATCAATGTCGATAACAAAGAAGTCAGTAGTTCGTAGTGCAATGTTAGCGTCTGGGTGTTCATGCCACAAACGTTTCACTTCTTCTTCACTAAATGTTTTATCTTTAAATTTAACAACTGCACGTTTACTTGTCTTGTCTATTGGGATGACCGAAAAACCTAGTTTTTGATAATGAAGGGCGTAATCTACCATCCCTACCATAGTCTTAGAATGGCAAATCTAAATCTGATACTTCAGGTGCTTTTTCTACTTTTGCAGAATAAGGTGGCAATTCTGATTGTTCACGTTTTTTAACACGCAAATTCTCATAAGTTTTTCCATTCCATTCTGATGTTTCATTTTTTACCGTAACCTTCATAGATTTACCTTTGATAAGATCTAAGAATTGTTCGATGGTTTGAATATCAGTATTTTCTGGTACTTTTGCAGCCTTGCAGTACATTTGAAGCACCCAGATTGGATATTCCAATGTACTTTTATTGACATAGATTTTGTCAAAAATCAGATTATTACGGAATTTTTGTTGGAAGTCATCTCGAATTTTAAGACGGATATCCAAGAAATCTGTTCCGTTTTGTGTAGCTGATTGTTCAGCTTGTGCTACGTAAACTTCATAAGTTCCATCTTCGATTGCTGCGAATTGTTCTGCTGCTTCATAATTTACTGAAAAAATTCCCATGTTTTTTTATCTCCAAATCTTTAATTCATTTTGTTTGTGCCACAACCACCCTGGTTGATAGCCATTGAGTAGGCGAAACGCTTTAAGTTCCGCTAAGTTTTTACAAAGTGTGTAGTTTTTTTTATAGGTTTTAACTTTGCGGTAAATTTCCGCTTCTTTTTTGTTAACTTCTACCATTTCACCACGGATTGAAATAAATTCCATCCCTTGGTTAATTTCTTGTAATTCGATATCAACGCTTTCTTGTTCGATATCTCTGATTTCTTTTTTCTTAACAATAACTGCTCCACAATAAGGACAGTTACCATCGATTAATTGATCTCGCCAAAAGGTTGCGAAACAATCCTCGCAATTAACAGTTGATTTTTCACCGTTGTTCTTGCTAGTTTTAACGCCGTCTAATGTCCACTCACGGTAAGCGTTTGGTAATCCGTGAATATTGTGATTCCCAACGTGGTCAATCAAGATAGCTTTTTTACCTTCTCTGGGATTTAACGCCCTCATGGCAAACTGCAAATAGAGTGATAATGATTGAGTTGGTCTCAACATTATGCAAACATCAACGTTTGGCAGGTCAATACCTTCAGTGAATAGGTTGACGTTTACCATAATCATTAGATCGCCATTTCTAAAGCGTTCCATAGCTTCAGCACGCTCTTTTTTAGGTGTTTTACCTGAGACGACAGTTGCACTATAACCATTCTCGTTAAAACGTTTGGCTACTCGTTCAGCATACTCTACATTGTGAACATATACGATGGCTTGTTTACCTTCAGCTAAACGCTTGTAGTGGTCGATATAGTCACCGTAAGTAGCAGACGATGATTCGAACGCCTTATCTATGGATTGGTTAGTATATTCACCCGAACGAGTTTTGAGCTTATCTAAATCTAGTAGATTGATTGAGTAGTAACTAAACTCTGAAATATTTCCATTTTCTTGTAGCCATCTAACTGATTTACCTTCAACTAAATCTTCAGCTAAATCATGGAAACCAGCCCCATCTAGTCGGATAGGTGTGCCAGTGAAAAATAATTGCGTTGAATCTTTGAAATAATTCAAGATAGTCTGATATTGTTTAGCTTTGATATGATGAGCTTCATCAACTAATATCACATCAAATTTAGGTAATTTATCTAGTTTTTTAACAAGGCTTCCTACTGTTCCGATGGTGACATTGTCAAGATTAACTTCACCACGTTCAAAGGTTTTTACAACTTGCTCATTAATCTCTTTACGATGACTAAAGAACAATACTTTTTTGTTTTTATCAGTGGCATTTTTAGCGATGTAAGCCATCACTACTGTTTTCCCACTTCGAGGGGGCGATTGAACCATAATCTTGCGATTGCCTCGCTTCATAGATTCTATGATGTCAGTTATTAGTTCCTTCTGGTAGTCCCGTAGTGAAAAGCTCATCTACCTTACACCCCTTTCGCTCATCTAAGCGGTTTTTGGCGTAGACACTTGCCGATGGTTGCAAGATGAAACCTCTCACTTCATCGCCATCTTCAGTAGTTTTTTTAACAAGTCGAGCAACCACGTCCGTCAGTCCAAGGAAGTTATTCAAGATTTTTGAGCGAATATCTGGCATAGCACGGTTGTAAATCATGCCATCCTCGTCTGTCCATTGGTCTGATGTTTCCCATGCAATAAATACAATCCGTTTGTTTAATTGCAATAATGCTCTCAAACTATCAAGGATAGTAAAATCAACCCGCTGATAATCGGCTTGTGATGGAACACGGTTGTTGTTCCCTTCTCGACCAAGGTTGGACAAGCAAGCTCGGAATAGTTCTGAAACATTGTCGATAACAATTGTGTCGTAGGGTTGTCCAGCACCTTTTAAAAGTTCCTTGACGATTGTTAGCCATTCATCCCAAATTTTGTGAGTGTCCACGTCTGCAACATCAATATTTTTACAACCACTTAAGACTTTGGCTGATTTATCGATATTGATAACCAGTGTTTTTCCAGGTATATATTTGACTGCTGAAGTCTTACCGAATCCTGGATTCCCGTAGATAAGATAACAAGCATCGTTATTTTTTAATTCTGTTGCTTTGGTAATTTTCATCTTATGTTAAGGTTTCTCCTTTCTTCAATGTGAGCACCTTGAATAGTAGCACCGTTCTTGAGTAATTCTTTAATTGTTTCTTTGTCGGGACTCCAATTAGCTTTCATGTATTCTTTAGGAAGTTTAGTTTCATCCACGATGACTGCTTTTGATTTTCTGAAACCTACCTTAAATAGAGTGGTATCGACTATGGTTTGACCGGTTTCAGCCATACTAACAGCAAGCTCTGTTTTTAGTTTGTCAATTTTTGATTGATCAGACTTATTTAATCCGTCTAAACGTTTCTTTTCATTTTTGCGAGCTTCAATGTCTGCTTCAAGCGACTTAATGACTTTGACATAACCTTCTACTTTATTTTCGTAGTCGGTAGTCCAGTCAATAGACTCTAGTGTGTTGAGTTTCGTTTCATCGTCAATTTCCATGTTATAAATCTCAAGGAATTGACCCGTTAATTCATATAATTTTGCCATATTTTATGGTATACTCCTTTTAAGATGTTTTATTAAGCATAGGACATTACCCGTGTTTTTTTTAGAGTTTCAATCCGCACACAGCCCTCGATGTACTTCGTAAATATTCAATTTTAAGAAGGTAATTTTGGTTTTAGTTTGTGTGGAAAATAAAGTTTATATTTTTGGGGTATTTAGTTGCACTCCGCACACCGAGGTCTGGGTGCGGATTGAAACAGCTAAGTAGTGTTTTAAATCATCCCACTAATTGATCTAATGGCAATCCGTGGTCAGCGTTGAATCGCTCAGCTTTAGTTGTGTAAGATTCCCATTTTGGAATTTCATATACTTCTTCATTTTGCTTTTTGTTTGAAAAAATCCAGTTAAAAATTTTCATTTTGTTTCTCCTCTTTATTAAAATACATGGACACCGCGATCTTTCAATTTATCGCTTAAACGATTTTGAGCGTCGCCATCATATCCACAGATATAGAAACCAAGTCCCAAGTTCTCATTACTATATCTTTTTTTAACAATTTCGTTTTTGTAGATGTCTACAAATGCTTTGAGTTCTTCCAAGTCTTCACTGCATGGATAAAACAACCAGTCGTCGTCGACCACGACGTGCCAGTTATTACCCAGAACTGTCTGTATTTGTTTGTATTCGATATTTGACATTTTAATTCCTTTCTCTTATCCTAACCTCACTAGCTCCTTGGTGCGGTTATAGTGTTTAGTTATGCTATCTCTTGCCAATTGTTATTGAACCAATCTCTGACGGCATCCCGTGGATATCTAACTTGACTCCCACGACCTTTATCAATCTTTGGAAAACCGTCTAAATTGGTTATCCGAAGGAATTCGGTATAGTTACCGATTCCTAACATTGCTTGGCACTGTTTAGCAGTTAAAATCAGTGGAAGTGTTTGATCTATGTCAAACGCTTTTGTTTTGTCTGCTATGACAGTTGTCAGCAGATTATCGAATCGGTCAGCCAATGGTTTGAATGGGTCAGTCATAGTCTTTTTCAACCCCTATTCTAAAACGTTAAGCGTTCTTGGTTGAGAAATTTATTGATAAAATACTGCTGACCTTTGCCAGTAACTTTAGTGGTTGTGTTGGTCGTGGTATGTCCGTCAGCGTGGTTAATATTTGTCTTTTTCAACTCAAACAGACCTAGCTGCATACTTTTTTGTGTTGGTTGATTCCATGAGTCACCACGTCTGCTAATTAGGTATCCGTTTGAGCGTAGCCACTGAAATAGCTTGTTTTGACCAATATTAATACCATTCTGTTTCAAGATTTTAGCTAGTTCGCCGATTAGACAAGATGACTTGCTAGCACTGACAGCGTCAGCAAACAGCACTTTAGGTCGGTCAGCTTCAATCTGAGCTTCTAGCTTATTGATTTTCTTGTCAGCCATAAGCAATGCTCTCGCCATTATTTTCTCTGGACTATTAAAGTCCTTTTCAACTTGGATGAAGTATTGACGGACCTCTTTCCCTTTATCGGTACGTTGAATCATTGCAATTTCTTTTGCCATGTCTAGTTTGATGATGTGGTCTTGACTTGGTCGCCCTCCGGTACTTTTGCTCAAAAATGAGCTAAAGTCTTCACCATCTGTAAAACCATATTCAGTCATACGTGGGAACCAATCTTTATAAGCTGTTTTAACGCCTAGAGCTTTATGCAACTGTCTTCCGGAAACAACAGGCTCTTGATTTTCGTTTAAAGTTATATTAATTAATTCGTTCATGTATTATCCTTTCTAAGTTGAATTAAATTCAAGTTTTGTTGTAAAAAAAATATCAGATACCATACAAATCAGAAGACTGGATGTTGTATCTATTACAAATAACAACCATATTTTTAGGAGAAATTGAAAGTTGATTTTTCTCCCATGCACTAACCGTTTGAGGTGTAGTACCAACGCTTTTAGCAAACTCCTCCTGCGTCAAATTGTGACGTGCTCGGAGTTCTTTGATTGTAATTTTTGGAACTACTTCTGTCATTTTGTTTCTCCTCTCTAACTAACTTACAAACATATTATAACTTGAATTAAATTCAACGTCAATAGTTTTATTGATTTTTTTTCAAGTTTTTTTGTTTTTTTTATATATCTACTTGAAAATTAGTAAAGTCTACTATATAATGTCGATATAAGAAACAAGGAGAAAGATATGGATTTGAATAAGCAAAGAGGTAGCAGAATCGAAAGTTTGCGAGCAAGTAAAGGTATTAGTCAGCTTGAATTAGCAAAAATGCTCGGGTATAAATCCGATTCAACTATTTCAAAATGGGAGAGTGGAGCTAGTATCCCAACGGGTACAAAGATTGTAAAATTAGCTCAAGCTTTGGGAACAACTACAGACTACATTCTCTTTGGTGATAACTCAGAAAACAATGATGGTCAGCAAATTATCTCAACCGACATTGATGAAATAATAGAAAATGCCATGATGTTCGACGGAAAACCATTGACTGATGATGATAAGCGTGCTATCCGTGGTATTATTGCAGGTTACATGAATAGCAAGGAAAAGTGAGAATTTATGAATGAGAGTGAATTGCTTGAACAGTTCGGCGTTTCTCTTTGTGAATTTAGCTCTAGCCAGTGGCCACGAGATGGGTTTTTAGACCCTATTAACCGTGTGGTCTACATCAATAGGGATTTACCAACCGAAAGACGTTTAAAGGTCCTACTGCACGAATTAGGGCACTTAGAACACGACCCTAAACACTATGAGCGTCTGCGAGAGAAATATGAGGCTCAAGCAAATAGAAATATGATCCATGAACTGTTGAAAAACGAAAATCTGGACAATTTTAACTATATACACTTCATGAAAAAATACAATCTCACCACTATTTGTGATGAGACTTTTGTAAAAAATGAATACTTAAAGTTAATAGAAACCTGAATAAACAGGTCGTAGATATTTATAAAGTTTAAAACTACGTGCAAAAACTGAATCACGTTAAAAGCTGGTAGGAAATTTTATGAAAAAATTATTGTCTTTTGGCTTACTAAGCCTTTCTATTATTGCTCTTGCTGCTTGTTCTCAAACCAAAAGCACGTCTTCTCAGACTAGCAAGACGTCAGAGGCTAAAACCGAGCAATCAAGTGAGAGCAAAGTGCCTAAAGAGTACAGAACGGCGGTGAGCAAAGCTAAGCAGTACGCTAGTACTGTTCCCATGTCTAAGGAGGGGTTGCGTTCTCAACTAGTAAGTTTTGAAAAGTACTCTCAAGAGGCTTCTGACTACGCTGTAGACAACGCTGGTATTGACTATAACAAACAGGCTCTTGAAAAAGCGAAGCAATATCAAGACACTTTAGCCATGTCCCCAGACGCAATACGTGATCAATTGGTAAGTTTTGACAAATTCACTCAAGAAGAAGCTGACTACGCTGTTGCTAATCTTAAATAACAAAAAGCCCCACACTCTAAAACTTTGACAATCATGAGTGCAGGGGTTCTTTTATTAGAATTTTGGTTATTGTGTAAATCTATATTTTTGGGGGATTAAATAAATGGCATCATACCGTAAACGCTCAAATGGGTGGGAATATCGTATAAATTATTACGATTCTACTGGTAAACGCAAACCGAAAACTAAGGGTGGTTTCAGGACTAAATCAGAAGCTATCAAGGCTGCTGCTGAGATGGAACTTAAGCTACAAGATAACGTCAATGTCGATGAAGATATTACTCTATACGATTATTTTAAACAGTGGTGCGAGGTTTATAAGAAGCCAACTGTTTCAAAAATAACTTATAAGGCATATATCAACAGTCAGCGCAAGATAGAGTTATTTTTCGGCGATAAGAAGCTAAAATCTATTACTGCCACTGAGTACCAACGTGTGCTGAATAGTTACGCTAAAACTCATGCTCAAGATACTGTCGAGCGTTTTAATGTGCATGTCAAGGCGTGCATTGAAATGGCTGTGCATGAAGGATATATCAAGCGTAACTTTTGCAAGTTTGCTAAAATAAACGCAAAGAACAAAGGGCGTGATATTGAAACGAAATTCCTAGAG